GACGTAAACCAAATTTTTGATAATATGTACGCAAACAAGGATGAGTAAATGGCCGTATCAGATAGCACAGACTTTGAACTCGACGTTGCGGAGTACATTGAAGAGGCATTTGAACGTTGTGGTTTAGAGGTAAGAACAGGTTACGATCTTAAATCTGCCAAGCGTTCTCTTAATCTTATGTTAGCCGAATGGGCTAATCGTGGTCTTAATCAGTGGACTATAACACAAACTACACAAGCACTTACCTCCGGTACATCTACATATAACTTAAATACAAATGTTATTGACATACTTTCTGTTGTTGTTCGGCGCAGTAGCACAGACTTTGCTATGGAAAGAATTAGTCGTTCCACATATTTAGGCATACCAACTAAAAGCACAACAGGACGACCTAACCAATTCTTTTTGGATAGGCAGATTACTCCTGTATTAAAAATATGGCCTACTCCGGAGAATAGCACGGACACTATTATATTTGACGCACTGACGCGCATGGACGATGCAGATACATTTATAAATACTATGGATATGCCTTTTCGGTTTTTTCCATGTTTGGCAGCAGGGCTTGCTTATTATATAAGCATGAAAAGAGCGCCTAATAGAACACAGATGCTCAAAGCAGTATACGAAGAGGAGTTTCAACGCGCGATGACTGAGGACAGAGACAGAGCTTCTTTTAATGTAGTGCCTCAGTATGAATACTTTAGGAGTTCCTGATGGCTCGATTTGCACAAGGTAAACACGCTTACGCTATATCGGACAGATCAGGGTTTCGTTATAAATATAAAGATATGCGCAAAGAGTGGAATGGATCTCTTGTTGGCAAAGATGAGTTTGAAGCAAAGCAGCCACAGCTTGAGCCCTTTCCCACAGTAGTAGATGCCTTAGCACTAAAAGATGCTAGACCAGATAGAACAGAGCCACAGACGGTTACAGTTGGTCCCGGTGGTTTTCCAGACAGGGGTGTGGCTATACGCGCTTTTGCGTCTGTTGGAGAGGTTACGGTGACGACATGAGCTTTACTTTTGCTACATTGAAGACTGCAATACAGGACTATTCTGAAAACACAGAGACGACGTTTACCAATAATCTATCTAATTTTATTAAGATTGCAGAGGAGCGCATACTTAAAAACGTGCAGCTTAGTATCTTTAGAAAAAACGCCACAGCCGCTTTTACTTCAAGCAGTGAGTTTCTAGCGTGTCCAACAGATTTTCTTACACCGTTTTCTTTAAGTTTTACGGACGCAAGTAGTAATAAAGTTTTTTTAGATTACAAAGATGTAAACTTTATACAAACCTTTACGCCTAACTCATCTACCACAGGATCGCCACGTTTTTATGCATTATTTGATACCGATAATTTTATTGTGGCGCCTACACCTAGCAGCAGTTTTGCAGTAGAGTTGCATTACTACTACAGACCAAATAGTCTTACGGCAGGAGCTGATTCTGGTTCTACGTGGTTAAGTACAAATGCACCTAATGCTTTGTTGTACGGCAGTCTAATGGAAGCATATACGTTTATGAAAGGCGAGCCCGATGTTATGCAGAATTATGCACAAAGGTTTACGGAAGCAGTGCAATCGCTTAAACTGTATGGCGAGGCAAAAGAGGTTAGTGATTATTACAGAACAGGCATGGTTATGAGGGATAAGCAATAATGTTGATGGAACTACCAAAAACACCAATAGTAGATATACAAACCACAAACAATAGAGGATTTACTCCAGAAGAGGTGGCAGCTCGTTGTGTAGATAAGATTGTAGAGGTCGGCGACAATGCTGCTCCTGAGATTAGAGATCAGGCTCACGCTTTTAAGTCACACTTAGAAAAAGTAATAACATTTTATATGAAAGAAGCAATAAAATCAGATAGAACTACTGTTTGCAACGCAATTAAAAATGCAGGACACGAAAAGCTTGCAGAAATGATAAGGAGATTATAATGGCTATATCGCAGGCAATGTGCACATCATTTAAGGTAGAACTTCTCAAGGGTGTTCACAATTTTACAAATAGTTCCGGTAACACTTTTAACATAGCTTTGTATACATCCAGTGCTAGTTTAGGAGCGGGAACCACAGCGTACACAACTAGCAATGAAGTATCAGGTACAAATTATACGGCAAAAGGACAGGCGCTAACTAATGTAACGCCTACATCATCTAGCACAACTGCCTTAACAGACTTCACCGATGAAACTTTTAGTAATGTAACCTTAACCGCTAGAGGGGCTTTGATATTCAACGATAGTGCTTCTGGTGATCCGGCGGTGTGTGTTTTAGATTTTGGTTCTGACAAATCAGCCTCATCTGGTGATTTTACAATAGTTTTTCCTGCGGCGGACTCCAGTAATGCAATAATAAGGATAGCATAATGGCATTTGTAATAGCAGATAGAGTTCGTGAAACGACAACGACTACAGGCACAGGCACAATTACCTTGGCAGGTGCAGTCACGAACTTTGAAACTTTTACTGCTAATCTATCTAATTCTGATACAACCTATTATGCTATTGTTGATAATACAAATGGTGCTTTTGAGGTTGGTCTAGGAACATTCACGTCCTCTGGCACAACATTAGCAAGAACGACAATCATAGCCAGTTCGAATAGCAACAGTGCTGTTGACTTTGGATCAGGAACAAAAGACGTTTTCATCACAGTGCCTGCAAGCAAGATTGTGGTCGAGGATGGTAGTAATAATGTTGCCATAGGAGGCACAGTTACAGCTACAGCTTTTAGTGGTAGTGGTGCAGCCCTAACTGGTGTTGATGTAGTAAACGATACCTCACCACAGCTTGGTGGTAATTTAGATATGAATGGCAACGATATTGTCACTACTTCAAATGCAGACATAGACCTAGCTCCAAATGGCACAGGTAAAGTTGTTGTAAAAGGAAACAGTAATCAAGGTGCTATAAAGTTAAACTGTGAGGCTAACTCACATGGACAAACAATAATCGCAGCTCCTCACTCAGAAAGTGCTAATAATACGCTGACTCTGCCTAGTACAGGTGGTGATGCTCGACTAGTATCAACAGCATCTACGGCTACGCTAACTAACAAAACCTTTGGCGATAACGTAAGCTTTGGTGATAATAATATCACAAACGTAGGCGATATAGCTGTAGACTCTATAAGTCCAGACGGGACAGATATAAATGTAGCGGTGTCCGACAACTCAGCTACAGCGTTTACAATAAAACAAGGATCAGATAATTATCTTGTAGTTGACACAGCTAATAGTAGTGAGTCTGTAGCGATAGGCACAGGTATATCAGGAACTGCCATATCCATAGGGCATACCACTTCAGAAACAACGGTAAACGATAATCTCACAGTAACAGGCAATCTCACAGTTAGTGGCACAACTACAACGGTGGATAGTACAACTATAAATGTTCAGAATACCTTAGTTTTTGAAGGATCTACTGCTAACGACCACGAGACAACACTCACAACAGTTGATCCTACAGCCGATAGAACAATAAGTCTGCCAAACCAGTCTGGAACTTTGCCGGTTCTTGCAGCAGCAAGTACCACGCAGATTACATCAACACCAGAAGAGTTAAATCTACTTGATGGTGTATCAGGGTTAGTACAGGCTGATTTTACTAAATTAGCTGCCGTTGATTCTACAGCAGCAGAATTAAACTTGCTTGATGGTTCAGCTAAATCCACATCATCCATTACGGTAGCAGACTCAGATGCAATAATAATAATTGATGGCACAACTACAAAGCAGATACCTGCATCAGATATAAAGACATACGCATCAGCAGACTCAGCTTCTAAAGGTTTTGCTACAGCAATGGCGATAGCATTGTAAAGGAGAATATATGGCACAGGATTTTGAACGAAACATAGCCAACGGTGTAGGCACAGGAGCCACTACTTTACGAACAGCAGATTCAGATGATGCCATAGTTGGAATTATGGTAGCAAATGTAACATCCTCGCAGATTACAGTTGAGGTTTACGTTACTGTAAGTTCGGTTGATTATCACCTAATTAAAGATGCACCGATACCTGCGGGATCATCTTTACAAGTATTAGATGGTGGTGCAAAAGTAGTATTGCAGAATGGCGATATACTTAAAGTAAAAAGTAATACGGCAAGCAGTGCAGATGTTTGGGTTTCTGTGGTGGATGCCATTAGCACATAGGAGGAGTTATGCCATATATTGGTAGTCAAGTTGGTTCTAGTTTTTCATCAAGACCTGCTACGCAGGAGTTTAACGGAGATGGCTCTACAACGGTCTTTACGTTAAATCAGACTGTAGCTCAAGAAGACATTGTAGTAAGCGTTGACGGTGTAATACAGGAGAGTGTAGACGCATTTACAGTGCCAAATGGTACAAGTCTTACGTTTACGGCAGCTCCATCAAGTGGAACAGGTAATATTTTTGTTATCTATCTTGGTGCAACGGATACAAGTATTACAATACCCACACAGAACAAAGGCACATTTAAGAATGGTGGTATGTTTAGAACCAATGCTCAAACACTCGATGTAAACACAACAATAGAAGCTACAGAGAACGCAAATGTTACAGGTCCGTTGACCATAGCAAGTGGTATCACACTTACGATAAACTCTGGAGGGAACGTAGCAATACTATGAGCAATCTTTTAGTACAAAATATAAAACATACGAATAATACTACGGCTGTAAGTGTAGCGTCAGACGGACGAACAACTTTTACAACTCAGCCTCAAATAACAACTCCTATTTGTTTTCAAGCATCAAGAATTGACTCTGGTGGGACAGGCAAACAGGGAACAATTATTTTTAATACTACTTATGTAAATTTAGGTGGAGGGTACGACTCAAGCACAGGAAAATTTACGGCTCCTATAAATGGTACATATCACTTTAACTTTCATTGTTTTACAGCAGGTAATACAGGAGGTGCAGCGTTGGGAAGTGGAAGCACTTTTGCAGCTAAATTTCAAGTTGATAGTTCTGACCCAACAGGTCAACAAAAATCGTATGTAAATATATCTGCAAATAATTATGCAAATGTAAGTATGGACTATATTGTTACTTTATCAGCATCACAAGATGTTCTTGTTTATGTTTCAGATAGCTACTTGTACTCAGATACAACAGCTTGGAATCAATTTAGTGGAAGATTAATAGGATAAAGCAATGACATTAGAATTTTCAGCATTAAGAGATTATAGAAATATGTTGCTTTCAGCAAGTGATTGGACAGTTATGCCAGATAGTCCTTTGCTTGATAGCAAGAAAGATGAGTGGAAGACGTATAGGCAAAAACTAAGGGATATAACTAAATCAGCAAATCCAAAGTTGGTTAGTGGCACACCTCATCTTGACCTATCCTCTGTAACCTTCCCAACAAAACCGTCATAGGATAAACAATGGCAACCCTCAAAACAAACACACTCACAGGCACATCAACAGCAGGGTCTATTGCCGTCACAGGAGAGGGTAACTCTACAACTACCAACTTACAACAGGGGTTGGCGAAGGCTTGGGTAAACTTTGACGGAACTGCAAGTGGAGCAGCAGCTAGAGATAGTTTTAACGTAAGTGGAATGACAGACAATGGTACAGGTGACCATACAATTACTATAAATAATGATTTTGGTAATGCAAACTACTCTGCTGTGGGGTGCTGTATAGCAGGTACTGGTTCAGGTAACAATGGTCAAGTTGTTTCATCTATTGGGTCTGGTGGTAATGCACCTGTAGGTTCTATACGAATTGCAGTGCAATATTCTAGTAACCAATCAAAGAATGACGTTGATGGTGTTTCAGTACATTTTTGTGGAGACTTGGCATGAGTACACTGAGAACAAATGCCCTAGAGGGAGTAGACGCAAAGAACAGCATCACTATTGTTGCAGGTACAGGGAATATTACCACTACGAATGTGCAAGAGGGGTTAATGAAAGGTTGGCTCAATTTAAACGGAACAGGCACTATAGCCATACTTGATAGCTTTAATGTAAGTGGTATTACAGATGATGGTACAGGACAATATATACATACACATTCAAATCCTATGAATAACGCTTTATACTCAGTGGCATTAATGAGTAAAAGAGCAACATCTACAAACAACTCTGGTATTACTAATCAGGATGGAACATTTACAACAGCAGCAGTTAGAATGTTACTTAGCAAATTTGATAACTTATCAAGTCACGATGCTGAGATGGTGTTTACGCAGATAGCAGGAGATTTAGCATGACACCAGAATTTCAAGGAACACATTTATGGGATAGACTAGGGTGGGCAAAGCAAAACCTAGAGCCATACAGAAGTGAGTATTGCATAGTATGGGAAGACCCTGACAACCTAGATGAACCTGCAAAGGTTACACACCCTGACCCTAATTGGATGGCGTGTGCCTTAAATGGTGGCATACTACCCCCTGTGTGGGTATATTGGGAACTCAAGAAGGACGAAGCAAAGCCTGACTTTGTAAAGCATACACGAGGGTATTTACTCCATAATACAAAGCCAGTAGAATCAATGACAGAGGAACAGGCAAT